ACCTGATTTGGCTCGGTCACGGCGAACTGCCTTTCAAGGTAGTTAGGGATAGCAACATGTTCATGACCACCACGTTTATACCGGTGAGTCGGCTGCTGACAGCTGACCAGCCCCAGCTCTTTCATGAGCCTGCCAGCAAGCCATCGTCCCATCTGGTAGCCTCTCCGGGTTGCCATTGTGGCGATGCTTCTTGCTCCGGCCGAACCGTGGCTGATGCCATGTAGCTCAAGTACCTGACTGCGTAATACAGCCCGTCTGCCGTCTGGTTTTTCAGGACGGTTTTTCCAGTATCTGTAGCTGCTGCGATGAACCCCGAACACATGGCAGAGTGTGACCACAGGATAATGCGCTCTGAGTTTCCCGATTATCGAGAACTGTTCAGGGAGTCTGACATCAAGAGCGCGGTAGCCTTTTTTAATATTTCATTCTCCATTTCAATGCGTTGTAGCTTTTTCCTGAGCTCACGGATTTCAATTTGTTCCGGGGTAATGGGGAGGCTTTTGGTGTTTTGCCCTGACGCTCATCACGCAGTTGTTTGACCCATCTTGTCATTGTGGAAAGGCCAACATCCATAGCTTTGGCGGCATCTGCCACCGTGTATTTCTGGTCAACAACCAGTTGAGCGGATTCGCGTTTAAACTCTGCGCTAAAATTTCTTTTTTTCATTGGAGCACCTGTGTTGTTCTGAGGTGAGCATATCACCTCTGTTCAGGTGGCCAAATTCAGTGTGCCACTTCAGGGTGACGTGAAGTGCAGCTGCACGACAGCAACCGGAAGATAAGCACCCGTCGCGTCACCGCCAAAGTCAATCATCGGAGGTCAACATGGCAGTAGTCATTACATATCTGGCTGACGATAACGCCAGAAATCGCCGCAGAGCACGCAGACAGGCTCAACGTGAACAGGCAATGCAAGAGCAGCGACTGGCACGAAAAATTGCGCTAAAGCTCTCTGGTTGCGTCAGAGCAGATAAAGCAGCATCACTCGGAAGCCTTCGCTGCAAGAAGGCAGATGAATGCAGTGGAAGTATTTGCCTGCCAAACGTAGCCATTTACGCGGCAGGCTACCGGAAATCAAAACAACTGACAGCGAGGTAAGTGGTGAATCAGACATACATTCCATCATGCTTGAGAAATCTGCCAAAGCAGAAAGCAAAGCCCCGCAAGCAAGCCATAAAGGACGCTAAGGCAGAGGTTATTGATCAAGCAATACAATTGCTCAGGGAGGAGTTAAGAAGTGGCAAGCTCGAAGGAATGATGATGCCCTATCAGCGCGGATATCTATCGGCGATTAGTAAGTTGGAAGTATTGAAGAGTGAATTATGAACTATCTGGAATTTCCGGATGGTTCATTGTTTTGGCAGCAAACCACTTATTTGAGGTGAGATATGGAAGAAGAATTTGAAGAGTTCGAAGAGCATCCTCAGGATGTGATGGAACAATACCAGGACTATCCGTATGACTATTGATACAAATCAATGGTGTGGACAATTCAAGCGATGCAATGGATGCAAACTGCAATCGGAATGCATGGTTAAGCCTGAAGAAATGTTTCCTGTAATGGAAGATGGGAAATATGTCGATAAATGGGCAATACAAACTACGGCAATGATTGCCAGAGAACTTGGTAAACAGAACAACAAGGCTGCCTGATGGTGGCCTTTATTTTCTTATTTGAGAGGAATTAATATGTCATCAATCCGCTTAACTACGAGAATGAAAGAGGAAATCGCTCGTAACGCTTTAATTAAGTCTGGGGTTTTCACTGAACTTGAAGAAGTAACAAAGTTAAAGAACCAGCTTGCACTTGACGCCAGAGTTATTGCGTTTGGCGGTAAAAAGAAAACTGAGGAAGTGGATCAGTTATCATCCAAGTTGGTAGCTATAAGTGAAGAACTTGAAAAGATGGGATGTTCATTTTACTCATACGAATTTCGTTCTACTTCAATTTATCTGACTGTATCTGGCAGAAGGGTTGGATGGCATTCATATGGGAAAGACGGCAATGGCGAAGATATATTTCTCCCTACTCCAACCAAAGATAAATGCATGTTTGATGCAGAACACAAAATAACAAAAAGGTTTGATGAAATCTGCGCATTGCAACAAAAACTTGAAGCCAAGAAAAAGGATATCGAATCAAATGTATGGGCTGCTTTGAACTCAGTCACAACAGTTAAGCGACTTATTGAAGTTTGGCCTGAAAGCAAAGAATTGCTACCAAAAGAAGCAGATAAAGCAAGTACAGCACTTCCTGCTTTACGGGTAGAAGATTTGAATAAGATGATTGGACTTCCTTCCGAGGTCGCATAGTCGGCCTTTATTTTTGGCATAAACAACAGAGGCTAACATGGAATTTAAAGGTACTGAAGGTAAGTGGGAAATAATGATGGATGGCGATGAGATTAAAATCATCCAGGCAGACTCACTTGAAAATGGCGCAGGCTGGCGTTCGTATATTGCAATCTGTGAGGAAGTTCAATGTATTGAAGATGCCAATCTAATAGCGGCAGCACCTGACCTTCTCGAAGCACTTCAGTTATTACTTAAGCAATCCAAAAATAGAACAACGACAACATATCCAGAATGGTATGGAGCTGTTAATAAAGGTCTTGCAGCAATCAGCAAGGCTCTGGGAGATGAATGATGTGCGAGTTTTATGAAGCAGATATCAAACGCCCAGAAATGGCAAGTGATGCGACATTACGTGATTACTTCGCGGCAAAGGCTATGCAAGCAATGATTAGCAATCCATCGATTATCGATAATGATTCTGATGGAGCTGTTAATTATGCAGCAAGCGCTGCATATAAGTTTGCAGACGCAATGCTCAAAGCTCGCGAATAAGCACTGTGTATTCATTCCAACGAGTGAATACACGGAGCAATGTCGCTCGTAACTAAACAGGAGCCGACTTGTTCTGATTATTGGAAATCTTCTTTGCCCTCCAGTGTGAGGGCAATTTTTTTGATGGAGGATATATGAGTGAAGTAACAGATTTAGTTGTTATTGAAAAAGCAAATGCAATGACTGTATTTAAGTCTGCCGACCAGATTGAAGAAATTCTCCAAAAGGTTGAACGTGAAGTTATGTCCTTTGTGCCTGATATCACAACGGCAAAGGGCAGAAAGGAGATCGCTTCTCTGGCGTATAAAGTTGCGCAGACGAAAACATATCTCGATGGTCTTGGCAAAGACCTTGTTGCTGAACTGAAGGAAATTCCAAAGCTAATTGATGCCAACCGCAAGACAGTGCGTGATCGCCTTGATGAACTGAAAGCCAAGGCGCGCCAGCCTCTTACTGATTATGAGGAGGAGCAGGCGCGGATTAAAGCCGAAGAAGAAGCTAAGGCAGCAGCTGAAGCTCTCGCAAAGCAAATTGAGTCTGACCATGAAATAGCGATTTTGATGGATCGCGAATTTGACCGCCAAAGAGAAGAGGCAAGACTCAAAGCGGAGCAGGAAAAGCGAGAGCATGAAGAACGCTTAAAAAGAGAAGCTGAAGAGAAAGTCAGAGCAGAAGCCGAAGCAAAGGCAAAAGCCGAAATTGAAGCAGCAGCAAGGCGAGAAGCAGAAGCTAAGGCCGCTGCGGAACGAGCAGAGCGTGAACGCATTGAAGCCGAGCAACGAGCACAGCGCGAAGCAAAAGAGGCGGCGGAACGAGCTGAAAGAGAAAAGCATGCGGCAATTGAAGCAGAACGCAGAAAAGCACAGGAGGAGGCTGAACGAATCCGTCGCGAGGCTGAAGCAAAAGAGCAAGCCAGAATAGCAGAAGAAAAAAGAATCAAGGACGAAGAAGAGCGTAGAGCAAAAGATAAAGCTCACCGGAAAGAAGTAAATAACAAAATACTTGTTGACCTTATCAAGGTTGGTGCATCAGAAGATGTTGCTAAAAATATCATAACAGCCATCGTAAAAGGCGAAGTATTCGCAACAAAAATAACCTACTAATAAAACCAATATAAGGAACCACCCATGATTTACGCAATCGCGGGAGGCGCTCGCATGGGTGCCTTCCAACTAAATGAATCTTTACTTGAGCGAATCACCCGTAAATTACGTGACGGATGGAAAAGAGTTGAGGTCTTATTATGCGCAATGAAATAGCCATCAATCACCAGATGCTTCGTGCTGCACAGAACAAAGCAGTAATAGCCAGATTTATTGGTGATTCAAAAATGTGGCTTGAAGCAAATAAAGCGATGAAATCAGCTATCAACCTTCCGTGGTATCGCAGGAAATGAGTTTTACAGATAACTGGTCAGACGAAGAATTCATTCGTCAGATGAAAGAATTAATCGGTAACGAAGGAGATATGCATGTCACTTGCAACCACAGTGAAGGAGAGCAAGTTACAGAGACGCATGTACACGCAGAAAGCTCTCTGGTATCGCCATAATGGCGACCGCGAAGGAATGCGGGTATGCCTTAATTTGTCCAGAGTCGAAGTATTAAACCAGCGTTATTTCCTTGGGCCATGTCCATTCTGAGGTGAATTATGGATTTGAATAAATTCGATGAGCCATTCAGCCCTGAAGATATCGAATGGCGAATACAGCAAAGCGGTAAAACACGCGATGGAAAAGTGTGGGCTATGGTGCTGGCTTATGTCACGAACAGGGCAATCATGAAACGCCTGGACGATGTTTGCGGCAAAGCAGGATGGCGCAATGAATACCGCGATATTCCCAACAACGGCGGCGTTGAATGCGGCATATCAATCAAGATTGATTCCGAATGGGTAACCAAATGGGATGCTGCTGAAAACACGCAGGTAGAAGCCGTCAAAGGTGGTCGTTCCGGTGCAATGAAGCGCGCTGCCGTTCAGTGGGGAATCGGTCGGTATCTGTATAACCTTGAGGAAGGTTTCGCACAAACATCTCTCGATAAAAAGCAGGGATGGCACAGGGCAAAACTCAAGGATGGAACAGGATTTTACTGGCTCCCTCCATCGCTGCCGGGATGGGCAATCCCAGCATCAGATAACAAACCATCACCAGAAAATACCAACCAGAAATCTCCATCGGTTGACTGCGAGCAAATCCTGAAAGACTTCAGCGATTATGCGTCAACAGAAACTGACAAGAAAAAACTCATCGAGCGTTATCAGCGTGACTGGCAATTAATGGCTGGCAACGAGGAGGCGCAGGCTAAATGCGTTCAGGTAATGAACATCAGAGTTAACGAACTAAAACAGGTGGCATAAATGGCAAGCAGAGGCGTAAATAAGGTGATTATCCTTGGTCGGGTAGGACAAGACCCGGAAGTCCGATACTCATCATCAGGAACAGCGTTCGCTAACCTGACAATAGCCACATCAGAACAATGGCGAGATAAAAATACTGGCGAGCAAAAGGAATTGACTGAATGGCATCGTGTTGCTGTATCCGGGAAACTGGCTGAGGTCGTGGGGCAGTATGTGAAAAAAGGTGATCAGATTTATTTCGAGGGAATGCTGAGAACCAGAAAGTGGAAAGACCAGTCAGGGCAAGACCGTTACACAACCGAGGTTCATGTCGGAATTAATGGCGTGATGCAAATGCTTGGCGGCATTGGCGACAGCAAACAACAAGCAGCCAGCAGGCAATCACAGAAGCCACAGCAGCAATCATCACCAGCACAACACAACGAACCTCCTATGGATTTTGACGACGATATACCCTTTGCACCAGTAACTCTCCCCTTCCCTCGTCACGCTATTCACGCAATTTAATCAGGAGAAAATCATGCCAGCGCCTCTATATGGTGCGGACGACGCGCGCCGCTGTTCCGGCAATTCCGTATCGGAGGTGCTGGATAAATTCAGGAAAAACTACGACCTGATAATGTCGCTACCGCAGGAAACGAAAGAGGAAAAGGGATTTCGCCACTGTATATGGCTTGCAGAGAAAGAAGAACGCGAGCGAATTTACCAGACATCAATCCGACCATTCCGCAAAGCCACATACACCCACTTCCCTGAAATTGACCCGCGCCTGCGTAATTACCGCTCACGCTATGGCGCTATCAGTAATGACTGAGGAATTTACCATGAGAGGACTTGCATACAATCCCGGCATTCTTCCGGCAAAAATGATTATTCGCCAACGCGTAAAGCCAATGCCATCGAGAGAGGAATTGCTTAAGAGAAATTCTTTTCCATCAGTAAATCAAAACAAATATCTGAATGCGATGTTGCGCAAAGGAGGCAACCAGTGAGTAATTCAGCACGACTACAGCTTGGTTTTTCACCGCTATCAAAAACTATCATGCTGGCAAAAATGCGCGATGTTGAAGGTGGACGTATGCGCGTTGGCAATGATCCAGGTCGTGATGTTACCAATGAGGCTGCTCAATTGGTGTGGCGACTGGTCATGGCTGAAGGTGGTGAGATCGCTTGGGAGTTGGATGATGGTTCTCGCATGGTGTTGAAGGCAGAAAAGCAGGGGGGCAACCAGTGAGCCAGATTGATTATCAGGCACTGCGTGAAAAGGCAGAGAAAGCAACGTGTGGGGCGTGGTCGCTCGAATATGGAGAGGGCCAATTTGATGGTGATGATGCGCTAATTCATCGAGAAGTTGCTGGATATATTCCCATTTGCAGAATTGAAGGAGCGCATCCTGAAAGCGGTTTCGATGAAGATTTCCAAATGGAACAGCAGGCCAATGCTGAATTCATCGCAGCAGCCAGTCCAGCTACCGTGCTGGCATTACTGGATGAACGGGAAAGAAACCAGCAATACATCAAATCACGCGACCAGGAGAACGAGGATATTGCGCTTACGGTTGGGAGGCTGCGCGTTGAGCTGGAAGGCAAAGACAGCAAAATAGCCAATCTTACCGCCGAACGCGATGCTCTTCGTGAAGGTGAGATGGGCGACGCTAGGCATAGCAACACACGGGCCGCAGCTGATATCTACTTCCAACTGGTCGAGGAATGCGAAATTCCTGCTGGCGGATCTCTGGTCGAGTACGTTGACGATATGCGCGAGAAGCTGGAAGCCGCAGAGAAGCGCATTGCTGAGCTGGAGTTGCGGGAGGTTGTGCTTCCGCAATGCTATAGCATGTTGCATCGCGTCGATTTTGACAAGCCTTACCACACTGAAATGGTTTACAGGCAGCATCAGGTTCTTGAGGCACTGCACAACGCTGGAATAAACGTCACCGAAGCAGGTAAAGGAGAGGCATCATGAGCACTATCACAAGAGAATGGCTGCAGCAGGCTATCAACGATTATGAAAGCGTTCGTGATGAGCTTCCTTTCGGGCTTGATGATTACCAGGGGAATATCCTGGCTGCCCTGCGTATCGCACTGGCATCGCTGGAAGCAGAGCCGGTGGCGTGGAAGGTAACATTCACGCAAATTGACCGTGAATATAACACGTTCACTGGTATGTATTCTGACAAAGCAGAAGTCGAACGGTGGGTGCGGCTGCATAAAGCATGTAATTTTCGGGCAGATATAACACCGCTTTATACCGCCCAGCAAGTGCCGGTAACTCCGGATGGTTGGATAAGCTGTAGTGAGCGGATGCCGGAAATTAGACAAACAGTTATTGGATGGAATGGATATGCAGTTAGACAATGCGTATATACAAGGAATGAATATGCCAAGACACAGAAAGGCAGAGAGCCAAGGTTTGAAACCTTAACTGGTATATGGCATGGAGTAACCCACTGGATGCCTCTACCAGAACCGCCTCAGGAGGTTAACCGTGGCTAACCTACAACTTGCCGTCAAAGGTGAATAACAATCCTCGCACTCGCGGGGATTTCTTTTATCTGAACTCGCTACGGCGAGTTTTGTTTTATGGAGATGATAAATGCACTTCCGAGTCACAGGTGAATGGAATGGAGAGCCATTCAACAGAGTTATCGAAGCAGAGAACATCAACGACTGCTATGACCACTGGATGATATGGGCGCAGATAGCACATGCAGAAGTAACCAATATTCGAATTGAAGAACTGAAAGAACACCAATCCGCCTGATGGCGGTTTTTTATTGGAGACAAGAAATGTCAGATTTGGCTATGAAGGTTTTGAAATGGCAATCGACTGGCGATGTTGGCATCAGTAGCGCAACTCTTGCCTCAATCGCATGTGGCCTGAAAAAGAATATCTATGGTCATCACTTCGGCGCTCCCCATGACGCAGCCGATTTCAGACGATGCGTTGCACTTGTTGAGCAGATTCCAGAAATCAGAGATTCATTCGGCAAGGTTGCAAAGCGCGTTCCGGCATTCAAAGGCATCCTCAACGAATGGGATTCCCTCGTTGCTCTGTTGAAGTCTGAAATGAAGATACACGGAAACAAAGCACCAGAGACTTACAGAAGAATCAGCGAGCTACGCAAGGACTAACTATGGAATCACACAGCCTCACACTCGATGAGGCCAGTTCATTTCTCAAGATATCCAGACCTACCGCAATCATGTCAATCCAACAAATGGAGATTCCAGGTGGAAGAAGAAATCTTCACTCGTGAAGAAGCTGCGTCGTATCTGAAGGTAGACAAAGGCACTATCACACAGTGGATACGAAGTGGACGACTTCAGGCCGCAAAGATAAATCCAGATAAACCTAAAAGTCCATATCGCATTTGCAAGTCAGACTGCATTGCGGCGCTTAAGTCTGTGAGACACAATAGCGCGGTGAATGCGGTTGATGTGCAGGAGGTTAAAGCATGTCAATCAAACTACGCGGTGGCACGTGGCACTGCGATTTCGTCGCGCCAGATGGATCAAGAGTTAGACGCTCTCTTGAAACATCGGACAAAAGGCAAGCGCAAGAACTTCACGATCGTCTGAAAGCAGAAGCGTGGAGAGTAAAAAATCTCGGGGAATCGCCGAAAAAGCTATTCAAGGAAGCCTGCATACGGTGGCTGCGTGAGAAATCGGATAAGAAGTCCATTGATGATGACAAGAGCATTATATCGTTCTGGATGTTGCACTTCAGAGAAACCATTCTCTCTGACATAACAACAGAAAAAATAATGGAGGCGGTAGACGGGATGGAAAACCGCCGCCATCGCCTGAACTGGGAAATGAGCCGGGACAGGTGTTTGCGGCTTGGCAAGCCAGTGCCGGAGTATAAACCAAAGCTGGCAAGCAAAGGAACGAAGACGCGGCATCTGGCAATACTTCGCGCTATTCTCAATATGGCTGTTGAATGGGGATGGCTTGACAGGGCGCCCAAAATATCAACACCACGCGTTAAGAATGGACGAATCAGATGGCTTACAGAGGAGGAATCGAAGCGCCTGTTTGCAGAAATTGCTCCTCATTTCTTCCCTGTGGTCATGTTTGCAATCACGACAGGCCTTCGCCGTTCCAACGTTACAGACCTTGATGAGGTGTACTGGCAATAGCGGACACTACCATTTGTTCTTTTTTTAAGCAGTCATCTGATGATATTTTTCCCTGAAGGCTGCCGGGGAGATATTCCCCAGACGAGAGTGACGACGCTGACGATTGTAGAAAATCTCAATGTATTCCCGTATTACTGAGATGGCTTCATCCCGGTTATTAAACGATAGTGGCTCAGGCTCTCATTTTTCAGCGTTCCCCAGAAGCTTTCCATCGGAGCGTTGTCGTAACAGTTACCTTTACGCGACATTGATGTT